GGGGAGGGTATCTGGCATTGGCTTCCGATGTCAATCATTTAGGAGCGTCGAGTGGTCACGTTTTCTGTCTTTGAAGTTTCGGCTCTTTTGAAGGTTCTCCAGAACATTGAAAGCTCGGCCCGGGTCTCTGACCAGGACTGGGAGATCTCTAAGCTCTGGAACTTCATTCAGTCGATAACTCTAGAGGGTCGACGTGATCTTGAGGCGGGAAATCCCGTCCTCATGTCTCTTCGCTCTCATCTGAAAGATGTCGGTCGCTAGCCGCGACTGACAGAAACTGTCAGTGGGGATCGCAAATGGTTGCACCTGTCACGGGACCTTTCAACCAGTTTCCTTCCGGCCCTTTTGAGGATAATTTCCGATCAAGGCGCCGGCAGAGAATGCCGGTCGATAGACCTCTCGATTACAAGATGTATCGCTTTTACGGGCTTCGTACTGGCGAATTCTGGGATCCTGGGAGCCTTCCGGTTCCCTATATCCCGACTAAGCAGGCCGATTTCTCCGTAACTGGCGAGCTCGAGTACTCGAGGCGCAAGCAAGCTGCGTTTAACGTGGCTTACGAGCGCTTTAAGTCTAAGGTCTCTGACTCCGCTGGCTGGGCTGAAAATATAGCCCAGTACAACAAGACTCGCAAGAGTGTTGTTGAGCGTTCTGTGCAACTGGCCAACTTCGTAGTCGCTTTAAAGCGCTGCGATTTCCGTTCGGCCGCACGGATCCTTCGTACTCCTGTTCCCTCTGGGGTATCGAACAGAAAGGCTCTTTCGCAAAACTTCCTTGAATGGGAATATGGCGTTAAACCGCTTATTTCCGACTTGGAGTCTAGCATGAAGATCCTGACTGGCGACCCGGGAGAACAGCGTATCAGGGGTCGGGCTAAGGACAGGTTTAGGACGCTCACGACCAGTCAAACTGTGTCGTCTTCGTTCTTTTCCCGGCTTTACGAGGAGACGCGATGGGAATTAACCATCACTATCCGCGCTATTGTCCGTGTCACTAACCCGGATGTTGCTTTGGCAAACCAGCTCGGGATCATTGATCTCGCGCTGCCTTGGAAGCTCATCCCGTTCTCATTCATCGTTGATTGGTTTGTCAACGTTGAGCAAGTTATCAGTTCCGTTACGGACTGGTATGGGGTGGAACTTCAGCACCCCCATTGGACTGAGTGGCGTAAGGGTTCCAAGTACCGTTATGACTACATTGACCAAACCTACGTCAATGGCAATCATGAAGGTCATGAAATCCATACTAACCGCGAGTCCTTTGAACTCGATAGGTATTTGGGCATCCCCAGCCCAACCCTAATCGTGAAGCCGTTCAAGGGCTTTTCGGTCGAGCGTGGCGCTCAAGCCATCGCTTTGGTCTTAAGTGTCCTTGGTAAGTAACTCCCTTTTATAGGGGTATTCCATGCCTTCTATGGCTTCTCTCACCGTCAAAAAGGCGGATGAGACCACCAACATCGTATACGATGCTCTGACCCCCGCAGGGGGCGATGGCTCGGAAGCGGTTTGGCGTCAGGATACGGGTGCGGTTGCCGCGATGCCCGTGGGACACCGTGCTTTGCTGTCCATGAAGACCACCAACAATGGTCCTCGGACGGCTCGGCGCTGTGTCATCACGTACGTCCGGCCCTACTCGACCCAGAACACCACGACTTCGAAGTACGAGTCGAAGGATCAGGTCGTCGCCCGCCTGGAGATGACTCTTCCCACTGCCATTCCTGGCAGCGAGTTGAGTGAAAGCGTCCGGCAATTCTTGAACTGCGTCAACCAGACGCTGATCAAGCAAGCTGCCGAGACTGGTTACGCTCCGGCGTAAGGACTCATCTTCAGGGATCCTTTATGTCTTTTTCCTCTCTGGAAGAGACTGCGTTCCAGTATTGGGCGCAACTCGACTGTCCCACTAGTCTCGCGCTAACCATTCTTGGTCGGCACGGTCAGTGGGCTGAGGTTTTGACCTTTAAGGTCGAACCTGAAAACTTCGTCGATTCCGTCTCGCTCGCTAGAGCAAATGCGGCCGTGACGTTCCTCAAGAAGAATCCCCACGTAAGTGGGTCTACTTCCGAGGAGCGTCTTTCCGCTTGCCATGCGGCGTGGCGTGCCGGCGAGGCGTCGTGCTATAAAGCCAACGAACGGCTCTCTCCTTTTCTCATGCATCCTCTTGAGGATAGCATGCCGGCGGAATTACTCCGCCGGGCTAGGAAGATCCTGCTTCGCTGGCTCGGGCCCTGCCCTGACGATATTTTGAGTGAGCACGAGGTTGCCGCCTACCATTCAATTGGTGTTCGGCCACCTCGTACGCTCACCGATCTCGCCAGACATGGTCCCGGCACGACCTTCTCGAGTTCAGTTGCTAACCCAACTGCAGCGGACAAATATGACGATGTTCTTTCGCTAACCAAGGGGGCCCTGTTCTATATTTGGAACTTGGCCGACACCCTTTGGCTTAAGGCCCTCATTGAGAGAGCCGACCGCCAGAGTGTTGCTCCCTTAGACTGCGTCAGTGTGTCCCGTGGAAACCGCTTCGCTGCGGTTCCCAAAACCGCTCTAACTGATCGTGGTATCGCCATCGAATGTTCGCTGAATGTTTACTTTCAGCTTGCAATCGGTCGCGCCATCCGCCGATCGTTAAAGCGCCGGGCTGGCTGGAACCTCGATACTGCGCATACTGTCCATCGTGAGATGGCCCGTATCGCTTCTATCGATGGTTCTTTTGCCACCATTGACCTGTCCAATGCA